CGGGAAAACGGGATCATGTTCGTGGATGATTTAGAGAATCCAGAGCAACTTCATTACACAGCTCTAAACTTTGCAACAGCGCACCGGCTCAGGATGGTTTACCACCGTGTCCATAACGGTTTGGGTGAACTGTCAATACTTCGTAGCTCCGGAGGAGCGAAGTAGTATGGCTAACTGGAAAATACTTTCTGGCGACGATATCCGGCTTCTGGACACGGAGCGGACGATCATGGCAAACGCCACGCCGCTCCAGGACATTGATACCTGCGTGGCATCAGCCTCAGCCTACGTTCGCAGTTACGTGGCGGGTGGCGGCAACATCCTGGAGCCGGCGCCGGCAGTGCCGCCGGAGTGTGTTGATGATGTGATCGCCATCGCTCGGTTTACTTATCTGGCACAAGATCCCACCGGAACGCTGCTCACGCCCATCCGGCAAAAGGAACGTGACGACGCTTACCATCATTTGGTCGATATCGCGAAAGACGTTTCAACAGTTACGCAAGCCGCTGTGCCGGCGACTAGTGAGCAGTTCGGCAAATGGGGAAGTGCCATCAAAATCGATATGCGCACGAATCCGCCACCGCCGCCACCAGCATGATCGAAGTATCCAAAGATTTCGAGTTTGAGGCTGCGCATTCTTTACCGCACCTGCCGTATACGCACAAGTGCCACAATTTACATGGTCATAGTTACAAGCTTCGTGTGACTTGTGCCGGAGAAATCGACAAGGAATTAGGTTGGGTAATTGATTACGCGGATATTTCCAAAGTCGTAAACACGATCATTACTGCGATTGACCACACGAACGTTGACCAGTTGTTTTTCGTGCCGCCAAGGCCCACGATCTCTGAAAGCGGCAAACCAGTTGTCCCAGTTGGCAAAGATCATCAGACAAAACCGAGTACATCCGAGAACCTCGCAATCTGGTTTTACAAGCAATTAAAACCGACACTCCCAAGTGTCGTTGAAATCCAGATTAAGGAAACATCGTCATCATGCGTGACGTACCGACCATGATCGTAATGCCTTCCAACAATTCCAGTGGGATTGTGCATTATCTTGCTGGTAAATATCCTGGTAAAATCGGATGGATGTTTAGCCCAGGTGCATTCAAGGAACCAAGAGCCTGGCTGCCGTATGTAATCGATAATGGCAAATTTGCTGCTGCCAATTGGAATGAAGACGATTTTTGGGCTCTGCTGGATCGCTGTTGGTTGTCACGATACAAACCCGATTGGATTGCTGTTCCTGACGAAGTAGCCAACCGCGACGAAACTCTCCGGTTGTGGGACAGGTTTTACGACAAAACCAAGATGTACGGTGCTCGACTTGCCTTCGTTGTTCAAGATGGAATGACGCCGGGTGAGGTACCGGATGAAGCTGATGTTGTTTTTATCGGTGGCAGTACCAAATGGAAATGGCGCAATGCCGCATTGTTCTGTGCCACCTTTCCCAGAGTTCACGTTGGACGGGTGAATTGGGTGGACAAACTAGAATTTTGCGAACGCATTGGCGCAGAAAGCGTGGATGGAACAGGATTCTTTCGCGGTGGATCAGATTCAATTCAGGCACAGCAACTCATCGATTTTATTGCAGGCCGAAGGCGACATAATGAACAGCGAAGATTGTTCGAGGTAGCCGCATGAACACACGATTGATACTTACAACGGCAGTTCTGCCAGTGGGACAGGCTCGAGCTGTTGTCGAACTGATATGCGCAGCCTCCCCAGAGCGGGCGCATGAACAAAGGCGCAACCGGATCGAACGGCGTTTCCATAACGCCATTGTGCGGGTGCTCAAGTTCTCCAAGCACGAGACATTGCGCAAACTGCACCGCTACAAGTATTCGCACCGGCCGCTCCGTGGCCAAGAACAACAGGCCGACCATCCCGATTCAATCAGGATCGCATTCAACATAGATGAGCTGCGCCATGATCTTCTCACCATGCTGGAAACCGAAGGAGCATCCGCGCTCGCGACCGCAGCCAGTGATACACTCGCTTCAGTTGGCTACCGCGATCCGTGGAAGTTGCCTGCCCAGGACGCTTTGGATTTCATCGCACGCCGCCAGAATCTTCTCTCCAATGTGCCGAATGAAATCTACGCAACCATCCGGGATGAAATCTCCACTGGTCTGAATGCAGGCGAATCCATCAGCGACTTGTCAAAACGCATCAGCTCGGCGTTTGATGATATATCCAAAACCCGCGCCGAGCTGATTGCCCAGACTGAGACCGCAGCCGCTTACAGTTTCGCAAGCGACAAAGCCGCACGCGCCGCCGGTGTACCATACAAGAAATGGATTCACAGCGTGATTTCAAAAGTGCCGCGGCCCGATCACCTGGCTATTGATGGGCTCATCCTGCCAATGGATGAAGCCTACCCGGTTGGCGACCCGCCGCTCATGTATCCACACGCACCGGATGGTGCCGCCGAGGATGTGATCAACTGTCGGTGCATGTCCATTCCAGTGCCTGAATCGGATTACCTGGCCCAAAAGAAATGAGCGCCGTCACCATCACGATCGAGCTGCCGCCGGAAAGCCAGGCGTTGATCAAAAACTTTGAAAAGATGCCGCAGGAATTGCCGCAGGCGATCAAGCGCGGCATGGACCGCTCTCTCCAGGTTGTGGCTGGCCGGATCGTGCAGAACCGCTTAAGCGGCAAAGGACCATATCCGCCGCCCATGCATCAGCTCGGTGAAGTAACGGGACAATTGCGCCAGTCCGTGCGGGCCGAGCCCGCGGTGATTGTCGGGCAGGAAGTCACAGGCGCGATCGGGACGCCGGTCATTTACGGCGCAGTCCATGAATTCGGATTCCAAGGGACGGTGCGTTATACCACGAGGACGGGCAAGAGCGCTTCACGCAATATGAACATGCCCGAGCGCGCACCGTTCCGCACCGGGGTAAACGAGAACGCGGATTACATCTCGCAAGAGATCGGCAGCGAGATCGAAAAGAGTCTGGACAACCTCAACAAATGATCCTACTCCGCCAAGGCTACGCAGGATTCAATACTTCGAAACTCCGAAGGAGTGAAGTAGTATGAGCAAGCTCGCCGATCTCCAGAACTCAATCATCGCACGCTTCACGGCGGTTGATCCGAACGTTCCTGCACCCGTGCCGGTAAACGGCCAGATCCAATGGATCACTGAAAACATCGGCGATCTGGCGAACATCATAGCCCGCGCGACTGGCAAGCTCGGGATAATCGGGATCGTGATGACACCGGGCGGCAAACTGATGCAGAAAGAGCAGGGTCCAAATATTGCGGTCAGTTCACTCGTTGAAATCCAGATCCAGGAAAACGTCACCATCAACCGCGGCGCCAGTGGAACGCAGGTTCCCGCGCTGGATCTGGTCGAGTTCTGCATGAAACGCCTCCACTGGTTCTCGCGGGATCATCAAAAGATCCGCCGCATCGTGCTGGACGAAGTTCCATTTCTCCTGGTCGCGGAAGTTCCACTGCTCGTTTACAACGTCCGATTCCAAGCGCCAATCTCCATTCAATGATACTACTACGCTCCTTCAGAGCTACGAAGTATTTATACTTCGTAGCAATAGCAGGACTTGTCCTGCGTAGCTTTAGCGGAGCAGGATTCGCCCAGGCCCCACGGCCGCCGACAAGCTTTCTATCGCAGTTGAGCGACGTCGTCATCACTTCGCCAACTGACAATCAGCCGCTGGTTTGGAATGCGAGTTTAAGCAAATGGGACAATAGCAATGCACTCAACGACATCATTCTGGGTAGTACCACGCTCACCACCACCGGAATATATGCAAACTTCTCAAGCGCGAAACTGACGCACCCGGCCGCCGGTGATGTGATCGATTGGTCCAGCGGCAATCTGAAAGTCCTCAAGCCGTTGCAGGATACCAGCAACGTAACGGCCGAGAACATCAGCAATCGCCAGCTCCTCGGCGCTGATGGCACGACAGTGAAGATCGACTGGAGTGGAGGCGGGATTCAGTTCCCGACACTTGGAAACGGTCTGGGGCCGACCACTGGTTTTTTGACTACTGATTCAGCAGGCAATGTCAGTCTCGCGCCTGTTCCCAGTGCTGGATCAGTTGCGACCACTACCAACATTCTTGCCGGGGACGGTTCCGGCAATGCTATCAGCACCAGCCCGGCGCTGGTGATCGCCGCATCCGGATTGAATGCGCAAGGCGCAAACAACGGTGATTTTCTCGTGGACTGGTGGAACACAACGGCAAACGTGGCTGCCACTGCCGGGGTGCAACTTAAAAACGCAAATGGCGTCGCGCAGATCAAACTGTTTGGCAGCTCAAACACGGGAACCGGCATCCTGGCTTCCGACGATCTCTGGATCAGAAATGATATTGCGACGACTGGCGACGTTGTGATTTCGACAAATGCAGGTGTCACCAAATTTTCCAATAACGCTGGCACCACCGAACGCGCCCGCATTGGTAATGGCCTGGCAGTTGGCACCGCTACCGATCCAGGTGTCGGCATCGTAAACGCGTCCACTGGTTATCGAATCGGCAACGTTGATCTGGCCCAGGTCTACATGAATGGCAGTGCGGCAGGTGCAACCGGATTCGCTGCTAACCAGGCGATTCCAGGTTCAGTGATAACGATTCCAGCCGGGGCGTGGAAAACGAACGGCTCCTATCATTGCGTATTTGACATGACGAAAACCGCTGCCGGCACGGCCGCGATTGTCATTACACTTCACATGGGGACGGCAGGGACAGTCGCTGATGCTTCAATAGGCACCATTACTTTTGCGGCTGGCACGGCGGCGGCCGATTCCGGCCTCTTTGATATGTATGTGACTTTCAAATCTGTGGGGAGCGGCACTTCAGCCGTGATCGCAATATATAGCCGGCTCACTAAAGTTTTTACTACAACAGGGTTGGTCAACAACGGAGGCCAGGTTGCAGCAACGAGCGCGACTTCCGCCGGATTCAACAGCACGACGCCCACCAAGATCAGCCTCGGATTTAACGGTGGCGCATCCTTCGCCGGGACAAACTTCTTCGTTCAAACAGAGTACAAACAATGACCCTACTTCGCTAAAGCTACGAAGGACTAACCATTTATGGCTAACGAACTAACAATCAGTTTCCAAAACATCTCGTTCTTAAAGAACTCAATCGCTGTCAACATCACTAATTCCGTCAACCCGCTGACCGTCACGATCAATGGTGTTCATCATGTTTACGATCAGGTATCGCTTACCACAGGTGACACGGTTATTTCCAAAGGGGCAGTGGGCACAATCGGGTTCATCTGGGTAAAGAACGTTGATGCCACGAACAACATCCAGCTCAGTGATGACGGCACCGTTTACGCACTGATGCTCAAACCCGGCGAGTATGCGTACTTTCGATGGAACGCTGCCGCGTTTCACGCCAAAGCCACCGCAGGCACTCCAATTCTGCAATACGCGATCTTTGAAGACTGACAATGATTCTTCCTGCTTCACTAAAGTTACGCAGGACTAACGGCTTCGGAGGACAAGTCCTTCGTAGCTCGGAAGGAGCGGAGTAGGATGATTTTTACCGTCCCATTGCAACCAGGCACAGTCCTCGCAAACGTCGTTTACGAGTGGTTGATCTCGGGTGCGCCTACCGCGCCGAGTTCATCCGGGATCACGCAACCGGACACCAACTTTGCTGTCTTTCGGATCTCGAGCACACCGGACCCGAACGCGGAGGAGATGATTGTCTATGATTCCACGAACATCAATAACTGGAACGTGGCGGGATATCGCGCCGGACTGTCTGCGGTGGCTGGCGCGCAACAGATCCTACTGGTGAACCTTTGGCCCGGTGGAGCTGGCCCCGCGATAATCATTCCCGCTGCGCCCCCGGTCAATTCCATCTGCCGGTGTTACGGTTTTTACAACAACTTAAGCGCGGTGAGCGCCAACGTGATCAGCGTGACGTTCACGCTTGTCCAGGTCGATGCGGTTGATCCGACAATCGTTTACGACATGAGTTCCACGCTCGTTAAGAACAAGGAAACGGGACAACTGTTCGTTGATCGCGTGGTAAACGCTTCAATCATCTCTGGTCAGTTGCTGGATGTAAACCAGAACGCTTACGTCGATCTCTGCCGCACCGATTACCTGTTTGACCAGACTGGCGCCGTTCTGCCGCGAATGAAATACCTGATGACCTGCGCCGAACTCGGCGCACCGTTTGGACTTTCACAATCTGTCGCTGGCGGGCCTGCGCCCCCGGTGCCAACCACCTTCGTCCTCGATACCAGTAACCTCGGCGTGACTGTCAAAGGCACGTTCGACCTATCCAAACTCGTACCCAGTTAAAAACCCATGAATGAACAAAACAACGGCAACAAACGATACCTCGAAGTCGGCCTGGAAGTCCTTGTAACCGGCCACGATAAAAAGCAGCACAAAGCCAAGATCACAGAAGTCTTCAGCCAGCACGCAGCGCGCGTTGAATCTCTGGACGGTCAAAACAGCGCGATCGCCGAGTATTCGGAATCCGGCGAGATAAACACTTTTCAATTTCCATCACCGTCAACAGCCTCGGCGGGGAAGGAAAAAAATAAATAGTCCTGCGAAGCTCCTTTGGAGCGAAGCAGGAAGAGGCAAATAGAAAAGGAAACAAAATGGACTACGGAGCAGCATACGCAAAGGAACGCCTCACCGGCCGAGGCTACTTCCAACCAACAGCGCAAACATACATGGTCGATCTCGGCAATATTGAAATGCTGGAATGCGACTTTGGGATCAAACGCAAAGAACATTTCGCGGCCCGGCGCGGAGTTCTTTCAATGGATCGCTACGACGCTTACAGCAGCATGGGCAGCTGGAAAATCACGCTCGATGAGTTTGTGACACCGACGCTCGCCTTACTCTGGGGTGGGCAGGCAGGCACAGCCCTGAGCCAGACTGTCGGCACTGGAGCGACGTTCATGTTCACAAGCAAAAAAGGGGTCGCGTTCAGCGTCGGTAAATATGGATTGAACAATGCATCCTTGACCACGCCGACGCTCAAAGTGGAAGGTGTCGATTACGTTATCGATCGCGCCGGCGGCAAGGTCTATATCCCGATTGGATCAACCATCGCTGATGCCACTGCCTGCACCATCACATACGATGCGCCGGCATTGAGCTATGACTTCGTTACGGCGTTGAATGTGCTCAACAGTCCGGGGACAGTCGAGTTGCAGGGTGAAGATGACAGTGGCGCGAATAAAGGCGCGGCTGCCGATGCAGTGCCGCCGGTGCGTTATTCATGGCAATTCCCCGGCATCCTGTCGGTTGACAAGTCAGGACAGTTCAAGCCGGATGATTATCGGAAAGCCGATCTGATCATCACGCTGACACAGCCGATGAAAGTCTACCGGCTCACCACGTAATCCTCCTTCGCTAAAGCTATGGAGGATGAATCACCGGAGCAGGAGTTAATCACCATTGCGGGCGGCGTGGAAATGGAGGTCACGCTTCTGGACGGGACGAAAGAAACCGTCAAGGTGCGCCAGATCCCGGTTTCCAAGGTCCAGTCTTTTGTGTTTGCGGTAGGGCTGGGCAACGAATCGGATTGCGTGGAATTGTACTGCGACAAGCCCAAAGGCTGGGCCGATACGCTCGCCGCTGCGAGCGTGGACGCGGTGGCAGACAAAGGCCAGGAACTCAATCTCCCTTTTTTCGGGGCCTGGTCACGCCGCCAGGCGAAATGGAAAGAAGCGTTCGCGACAAACACCGACGCGAAAGACCCCGCAGACAAACCATCAGCCTCGCCCAGCTCTGCGCTTCAGTCGCCTATCACTACAAATTAACGCCACAAGAGATAGCACAATTCAGTGGTCAGCAATTACTCCTTTGGTATGAGCGTGCGGCAGCAGAACAAGGGTACGAGAAACTGCTGGAACTGGAGGTTTCCCTTGTCCCGCACACTGAGCACCCCGACCGCTCGCTGCGCGACCTGCGTGAAATGCTTTTACGAATGACGGAACCAAAAGACAATGGCCGCTGATCAAACATTAAAAATCCTGGTTAAAACCGAGGGTGACACCAGCGGGTTGGACCAGGTCAATACCAAGCTCAAGGACATTGGAACCACTGCAACCCAGACGAGTCAAGCAGCCGAGGCACTGGGGAATCTAATAGGAATCGGACTGGGCGCAGGCGCCGTCGGTAGTGCAATCGCGCTCGCCAACGCGATCACCCTGATCGGCGAGAAACAGCAAGCTTTTGCTGAAGAAATCCTTAAATCCACCCAGAACCTTAATAACCAGGAAACCGCGTGGTTCACCCTCGCCGCCAATGCCAGCAGTTTCTTTGAAGTGGTAAGGCTCGGGATGCAAATGCTGCCGGAAGTGCAGCGCTTAGAGGCGGAATTGAACAAGACGGTTCAGACGCAGCTTACCACCTGGGAAAAAATATACGATTACATTGTGCGCATAGCATCGGTGCCTGCCGGGTTTGGCGCTATGGCAACGACTGGTCCTGCTGCTGCAGAACATGCGGCGGAAGTTAAGGCCAAACAGGATGAGCTTAGCCGGGCATTGGTGGACAGCGTCTCGGCTTTTAACAGGGCGAAAGACGCATCTGACGAATGGGCTGCCATACAGGCGGGTCCGGTATCCGATGGCATCGAGAAGGTCACAGCAAACATTGAGAAATTAAAGGCGCAGATCGCGACTCTGAAACCGACGGAATCGCCGATAGATAACAAGCAGTTTTTCGAGCTTAACACCAATCTGGCTACCCAGGAAAAGCATCTCCAAGTGCTGAACGATTTGCAGGATCGTCAGGCTGAAGGTTTCGCTGAAGGAGCTACTAAAGGGCGCGATTACGTAGAGGTGCTGCGCCAGGCAGAAACAATCATCCAGGGAATCCACCAACAGCAGCAGTTGATCCAGCAGGCGCCGTTCATGGGTGCGGATGAACGAAGCGCGGCGCTCCTGCGTTCTTATGTCGCGGAGATGCAAAAGCTACAGCAAATCATGGTGGCTTTGCGGACACAGCAAGCAGGCGGCGGCCTGGACCCGGCGCAACTCGAGCAGGTCAACCAACGATTGCAACAGGCAGGCTTCCAGCTTGATCTATTGCGGCAGAAGACCCTGGCACTCCAGGCGCCGCTTCGCACCGAACTGACCAACTGGGCAAACAGTTTCGGCAGCACGATGACACAGCTCGGGCATACGATTGAGCAAACAGTCGGTGTAGCGCTCCAGGGGCTTAACCAGTGGCTTGTCACCGGCAAGTTCAACGCGCAAGCGATGCTGCAACAGATTGAGATGCTCGGGCTCCAACTCATCGAACAATTGATTATTCAGCGGGTGATGGCGGCAATAAACGCGAGTGCTGCGGCCGGGCAAGCTGCAGTTACCGGGCCGGCGATTGCGGCGGCGTTTGCCCCGGCCGCTACGGCTGTCACCATTGCCACAGAAGGAGGAGCGGCGGCTGCCGCTCCAGCGGAATATGCGGCTGCGCTTCTCGCGATCCAGGCAATGGCAGTCGCTCACACAGGCGGCCGGATCGGCAGTTTGCGTAAACGCCATTCGGGGGGTTTGGGTTCGGACGAAGAGCTGGTGGTTGCGCAACAGGGCGAAGTGATGATCCAGCGCGACGTCGCGCAGCGGCCTGGCATGACTGATTTTCTTCTCGGACTTAATGCCGGCGCGTTTCACAAAGGCGGCCTGATCAGGAGGATGCACCGGGGCGGCGAGATGGGTTCCTGGGAAGATTATATGAACGCCGTACTTGATTTCAGTGGCGGCACATTTGAACCGAACCTCCCAGAAGGATGGAGGAATACAGGCTGGACCCCGCCTGATCCCTTGGATCAAAACGTAGGTCCGCAAGTGATCACACCAACTGATCGTAGTGAAAGACTTGCGCAAACGATGCAAGACATTCAGGAAAGAAGTTACGATTTCGGAAGCGGTCTTGGCAGATTCGCCAATTATTCGTTTAACCCGCCAAGCTGGACGCCCGGCTTCATGCAGGGGCCAACGATGATTCCGAGTCAGTTCGATTTTGCGGGTTATCCCATTGCGCAAGCAGTCGGTGCCTGGACACCAACAGTATCACAGCAACGCCTTTCCCTTATGTACCCATCCATCGAGCCTAAGCACCGCGGCGGAATGATTGGCCGTGCGGGATCAGCGGGCGGTTCGCTGCGCTCCGGGAATGTGCACGTCCATAATTACACGGACTTAAAAGCGCTGGTGAAAGAGATGGCAACGCGCAAGGGGCGCAACATCATTGTGGATACGGTGCGCGGTCAGCGGATCGATCTGGGAATGCGGTAGTATGTACTGCTTCGCTAAAGCTTCGCAGTATTCATACTTCGTAGCCCGGAGGGCGGAGTAGTATGGTCGCCAGGATCATTACCTACAATCTCGAACCGATCGGGCTGATTGTCGCGCAACCAAACTGGTCGTCCACCGTCACGGTGACGCTGGATCTTCCCACCGATATCGCGAAAGAACCGATCACGTTCACTGAAAGCCGCCGGGCATTTGCGCAATCGTCCCGATACACGATGAAGTGGACGAGTTACCTTTCCAATGCGGCGGACGCCGCAGAGCTGCGCATTTTTCTGACCCGCATCCGCGGCGAAGTTCTTGCCGTGCCGCTCTGGCCGGATGGCTGTGAACTGACCAATGCCATCGTTCAAGGCGCGACGTCGATAGCCCTCCGCGAAGTGCCAGTGCGCTGGGGTTCATTCTGGATCATTGCCAATAGCGACTTTTCAACGTGGGAAATCGTGAACGGCACTTTGGCCGCTTTCGTTCAAAACAGTACATTTAGCTGTGGTGTGGGGGTGACAAAAGCGTGGCCGGCTGGGACGATCATGTATCCCCTGATGTGGGGCCGGCTCAGCGATCGGCCACAGCCGGAATCGATCACTGACGAAACGATGGAAGTCGAGATGACGTTCAAAGAACGGAGCGGGTTTTCGCTGCGTTTAAGCACGAGTTCGCAGTTTATCCCGGTTGTTGGCGGCCACATCCAGCGGTTCATCTACACACCGCTCTTTAACGTGCAGCCGAACTTCAGTAAGCCCGTCGATTGGACGGAGATGCCTGACATCATTTACGAGCAGGTCGGGTTCCTGCGTTACGATCAACAACGGGTTTACGATCACCGGACACCGCGGGGACAAGAGTTCGAATTTTATCAGGCGACGCGGGACGACATCTCCCGCATCGAACGCTTCTGGCGAGCAATGCGCGGGCCGGTCTTGCGCTTCATGGTTCCGACGTGGCGCGGCGATATGCGCTTGCGCGCTGACACGCCGGTTCCGGGCTTCCCAAGACAGATATCGGTTGAAGACACCGAGTTCACTGATCCGGTGCGTGAAGCGCAACCGGGCGATCCTTACATTGCACTGATCGATCAGAACAACGCGATCGATCCTTATTCACTTTCGGGAACGTTTGAGCCGCCGGCGGCGAACCAATCTTATCTTACCGCGACTGCCAACGTCAATGCGCACACGGCGGCGACCACCATCCTTAGCCATTTGCTTCTGGCGCGGTTCCAGGAAGCAACCCTCGAATGGGAATACACGACGCCATATCTGGCGACCACCAAGCTGAAGTTTGTGGAGTTGCCGCACGAATACGAGAACCCGCCGGCGGCGTTGCCGGAGCCTGCGTATCTGTTCTGCTTCATCGAGGCCGGCGTCCAGATTTCTTATTTCACCAGTTACGAAAACACGATCACGATCCCAACTGGCACATGGGCCGGCACATGGGTGCCGGCGCCGTTCTCGTTCGACAAGATCAAGACGGGGCTGAAACTCGACCAGGAAACGCTCGAGTTTAAAAGCTTCAAGTTCGACGGGAACCCGCTCAACAAGCTTTGGCCGTTCGCGCTGGACGGGCTCTTAACTCTTTTCGTTGTGGAAGTGGATGCGCAGCGGCCGCTCTCGAGCACGGCGAAGGTGCGTTTTTACGGCGATGTCTGGTCTGTGGACAGCGATTACAAAGCCAAAGCGATCGCGTTCGGGAATTTGTTCGACCGCAAGTTTCCGCGGTTCCTTTTAATGACCAGCGACAATTACATCCAGTTCAGTGATGCAACGCATCTCCCGGCCGATGCGTTCAAGATAACCGGGACGGTTACAGCCACTGGCGGCCAGGTGATCACCGTGAGCGGGGCCGCGGCGGGTAAACCTGCGGACTATTTCGCCGGCGGCTGGATGGAATTAGCGAGCGGGTTTGGGCCCAACTTTGAAAGACGCGGCATCCTGCACAATAGCGGGCCAACATTCCACATCGACCGGCCGTTATTAAAAATCAGCGGCCAACCGGCCTACAGCTTTTTTCCCGGTTACGATGGCTCGATCGACCAGTGCGACACCAAGTTTAATAACCGCATTAACTATGGTGGTCACGCCTACATCCCGAACGTGAATCCCACCATCAAAGCGATGAAACCCAAGCAGGTATCTGGAGGGAAGAAATGAGTGACCCAGGAAAGGAAGGTGATGCCACATGCCGATCACAATCTGGCCTTACGGAAGCGACTCAGCCGGAAACCCGGTCAAGTGATGCCGCGTCGACGTTCAAACCGGAAGGCGCGGTGGCATCTTACTTCGATAATCCGATTGCCAGGCAACGCCTAAAAAAGGAAGCGCTCTCATGGATCGGCACGCCGTTTGGGCATTATTACCAGGACCGGATCGAGGCCGGGAAAGCCCAGCTCAAAGCGCAAGGCGTTGATATCTCAAAACTCGATGTCAAAGGTGGCGGCATCGATTGCATCGGGCTGGTGCAGGAGATCTACGCGCGCATCGGCGCCACCAAGCCGTGGAACTTCCCGCGGGAACCTGCTGATTACCAGAGCCACTTGTTCGGCGACAAAGTCTTAAATTGGATGCGCGGGCGTGCTGATGATCCGCAAAGCAAACTCTTATCGGAACTATTCGTCGAGCTCGAGGTGCCGGAAAGCGTTCGAGATGCGAACGCAGAAACGCCGCGTGATTTCTTTAAGGCTGGGGACATCCTTGTTTTGCGACACGGCGAACTCTTTCACATGCCGGTCATCTACGATGACGATCTGCATTTTGTAAACGCGCTACCCCGTCTGGGAGTAGTCGAAGGGACCATCCAGGATTCAAGTTTCAGTGTTCACCTGGTGGCAGCGTTCCGTTTGAAACCTGACGGCCATCGCTCTTCGAGCGATGCAGCCGCAACAGAAACGGAGAATTCTCCGTGAGTTTCTTCGCCAACACCGCGCCACAGGATCAGGTGCCAAAGAAGCTGGCGAACATCTCTGATGACGCGATCAACTCGAACCAGCAAGCGGTGCCGGTCCCATATCTGGCCGGCCGGGTTTATGTGGCCGGCAATTACATTACTCCCGCCTACAATGCCAAGGCAAAGCCAATTTCGACTCAGACGCAAAAAGGTGAAGACGGCCAGGTCAGCAGTTACAAGTATTTTGCGGATTTCGCATTGATGTTCTGCATGGGTGGGCGCAACCCGGTAAACGCGGTTTACAAGGTGATTCTTGATTCGGACATCATTTGGAGCGGCAACATTCAAAGGGGGCAGGCGCACAAGGAAGTCATCACAATTGATAAGCGCGGGACGATCCACCTCTACTGGGGCGATGAAAGCCAGCCGATCGACAACGTGTTACTCAATGTGCGTCAGGCGCCGATTGGCGGGGGTAACAAGCAGGACAAGACGACGTACCCGCCTAATGACGGCGCAAATAAGACGGGGAATCCCCAATTCGCCGCCGGCGATACCGATCCCTTCAGCGGTCACTACGATCAACATCCCGCTTACCGCGGGCAATGTTACGCGGTATTCAAGGATTGGAAACTTGGGCGCAACCGCACATCAGTGCCAAATATCCTTCTCGAACTAAAACGGGGCTGCCCGTTTGTCGGAGGGACATTCAAAGCTTCAGATGATAAAGGAGTGAACCCGGCGGCGGTGTTGTATGACTGGCTTACCGACACGCGGTTCGGGATGGCGTTGCCTGAGACGCAGCTTGTGACCGCGTCTTTCACGAACCTTTTTAACGCGCTTGAAGCGCAGGGCGCGCGGCTTTCGGTCTTGATCACGCAGCAGGACGATTTCCGGCAGGCTGTGGCGAATCTCCTTGAATATTATGATGGGTGGATCCGCAACAATGGCGGTCAGATTGAAGTTGGTTATTGGGTGCATGGCGCGGTGACAAGTGTCGGAACCTTGACTGACGATGATTTGCTGGGCGACCCCGAACTGGAGCCGACCGGGTGGGGTCCAACGATCAACGAACTCTCAGTTGTGTACGCCGATCGGGATCATCATTTCAACACCTACGCGCAAAGCTATCGTGACCCGAACAATTTCCGCATTACAGGGAGTCCACGCCCCAGCGTGTTGCAGCGGCCGTGGATTACTGATGCGAACCTCGCCAAGCGTTACGCGCGTGAGTATGGGGCGATCCTGGCATTGCCAACTGCAAAAGGCGATCTCCATGTCCGCCGTGAATGGCTGGATAACAACAATGCCTTACCCGGCAGCGTGTTCTTTTACGAGAGCGCCTTCTACGGGCTGCAGTGGTATATGCGGCTCCTGGAAGTGGAACACGCTGCCGACAATTCTGCGGTGGCGACGATGACGGTGGAATGGGAACGGAGCGTATGGCCGAGTCTTTATATTCCGCCTGGGTTTCAGGGGCCGGGCGGGTTTGTGATGGGGCCGCGGGCCATCTGGAACTCGCGGGTGGTGGAAGTTCCGTACACGTTATTGGACAAGAAGTTCCTGACCCAGATTGCCTGCCTGTCGATCAAGGGAAATGTGGAAGTCATAGGCTACCGGATCTGGGCAAGCTTTGATAATGGTGCCACGTATCAATGCCTTTCAAGCAGCAACAATTTTGGGGCGTTCGGAGTGCTGGCAGCAGACACAGGGACTGCTTCTACGAGTGCGTGGTGGAACATTTACGGGCCGAACCATGATGAGATCGTGTTACCGCAGACGGTTGCGCAAGTGAACGATGATACGCTGCTTTGTTTTGTCGGCAACGAAATTTGCTCGGTGGGAGCGATCGCTGCTTACGCGAACGGATACAAACAGATTTACTGGGCCAGGGCGCGTCTTGGCACATCGGTTGGATCATATCCGGCAGGCACGGTCGCGTATTATATTCCCAGGGCGGATCTTCACATTCTGGACAATGTGGGATTTGAGCCGGGCGCGACTGTGCTGTTCAAGATTCAACCTTTTACTGTGGACGCTGATTATGATCTTAGCACGGTCACTCCAATCAGTTACACGGTGACGGGGTTTAATCCTGTGCCGGCGCCGACTCTCTCGCCTGCGGGCGGCCCGTTTGTCGGGGTTGTGGCGCCACTTCCCTCTCAGCCGCCTGCGGGGTTCGACCTTCGTTTCACTGCAGACGGGACAGAAGTGACCCGTTCGAGCGTCCTATGGGCGCGAAGCGGCTCGACCTACATAGCTGGATACCTCAACAAGAGCGCGGTGATCCGGGTGCGGTTTACGGCCGCCAACGGCCGCAGTTCGCCGGAAGCAATTTTTACTTACACTAAAGTGCAACAGATACCTGGGCAACCCGCGCCAACCCAGCAAGCCGGGGCGCCGTCGCGCAGTTTCTCAGGGAGCAAAGGGCACACTGCCGGCAACCTTACGTTGACCGCAGTGACTGCTGGTTCAGTCATTCATTATTCTCTGAACGGAGGCGTGACACAAAACTACTCTGTGCCCGTTCATCTCAACTGCACGGCCGGCGGCGATACGCTCGAATACTGGGCAAGCGCCGCGGGCATGGACGACTCGAATCATGCCTGGTTTGATAACACAAAAGTCCAGGGAAGCGGGGGAGGCAACCCTGGCGGCGGAGGCGGCGGCCTTCCACCATAACTAACGAATAGCAGGAACAACTAACATGCCACTAACAAAAAGCACATCAAAAAAAGCGGTCAGTAAAAACATCAAGGAATTTCACACCGGCAACACCTACAAAGCAACGCTGTCGAAGTATGGCAAAGAGAAAGCAAACAAACAAGCGGTCGCAGTAGCTCTTAACACACAAAGGCAAGCCAGGAAGAACAAAAAATGACACTGCGCAACGGCTCCAAAGAACTTTGGATGGGGATCGGCAAACAGATTCTCTCGTTCATTGTCGGAGTCGTTGTCGCGGCATTCATTTTGGGTCGCAACAGCCAGAAGATCAACGACGTCGTGGTGTGGAAAAACGAAATGGCTCCGCGCATTGAGCGCATGGATAGCAAAGGCACGTTATCCTTCGAGATTTTCCATATTCAATATGTGAAGGAACAGGCGCAACAGTATGCACGATTGGAAAAGCTAGAAAACCGGCTTTCCGGCTTCATAAATCCAGAGCGAATAAACAAGATGGCGGATGACTTGGACTACATAAAGAGTCACCGATGGGGCGAAGAACGATTGCAGGAGCTATACGAGGACACCAAAGAAATCAACGTTTTGAAGGTAAAGATTGAAGCGCTGGAACGAGAAAGGCAAAGTCCTCCGAAGCTTTAGCGTAGGAGGGAAACAACCATGAAAGATGAACCTATAACACCGGATGAGAGCGACGATATCCTCGGCGTCCTCGAGGATTGCACGATCTATATCGTTAACTCCCCGAGGATGCGCGTCCAATGGCGGGCTAACATGACTGTCTGCTGCGACGGCTCTGGAGGCAACCCGGACGATGATCTATATTTTCAAGCTCAGACTGCTTACTACAACAACGGCAAATACCTTAACCCGTACGAAGTCCCTTACATTGTCGTCCCTCCCATGATCCGCTACGGCGTTGACCCCGTAGTGATGGGTTGTCAGGGAGTCGTCCTCAACCTCGAGAACGGACTCTGCACGCCGGCGATCGTGGGCGACGAAGGGCCGGCCGACAAGATCGGGGAAGCAAGCGTGGAAGCCGCAAGGCGCTGCGGCCTCTCAGGCAACCCCAACTCGGGGGGCACAGACGCTTCCATCATTGCCTACGTCATTTGGCCGGGTATCCCGGCAAAAGTTGATGGCATCACCTACAAACTACAACCCTCATAACATGAAACATACTACTACGCTTCTACGAAGCTTCGAAGTATTAACCTTGTCCTGCGTAGCTTTATGCGGAGCAGGATTGCTCTTTGCGCTCTCCGGCTGCAAGCCGCGTGCGCATCTCACGATTGCGGCCGCCACCTGCGAACAGGCCGACGTTCAAGCCGCGATCGATCAGGCTTTAGATGGCGACACCGTCACGATCCCTGCCGGCACAGCGAGCTGGACAAAAGGTCTGTTTATCACCAAAGCAATCACTTTGCAGGGAAACACGGGAATAGCGAACGCAGGAAAAAGCGATTGCGCTGCAACCGATAACACGATTATTAAAGACGATCTTCCACGCAGCGGCAATTACCCGTTTGTCAGCATCACCGCGTCGGGGTCAAAACTGACCAGGATGACGGGCATTTCCTTCCTGGTCGGCAGCGCAACAGGAAAACCCAACAACCCCGGTTTCAGGATAACAAACACGCCGCCTGACCCGGCTACCGCGGTCAGAATAGATCACTGCCATTTTGGAAACCTCGCCCTCGCCCAGGTCATTGGGCCCAGCGGCTGGGTGTATGGGGTTACCGATCATAATTTGTTCGAGTTTACCGGGCAGGCAAACGGGTTCCTGATTTATCACGCTACTTTTGGCGGTGCGGACCGCACACTGGGCAATGGCGCTTTTGAAGCTCCGCCATACTTCGGCACCGACAAATTCTGGTTTATTGAAGACAACACGTTTAAGCGAACCGGAACCCAGGCAACCGGGGTAACCGATAGCGTCATGGGCGGGCGGTTCGTGTTCCGGCACAACTACGTCATCCGGGGGGTCATCGCGGATCATGGCACCGAAGCAGGCAGCCGCGGGGTGCGAGCCAAGGAGGTTTATGACAACACGTTTGATGTTACAGGCTCAACTTCCAACGGGTTTGGCGGATCGCGCGGCGGAGCTAACATGATCCATGACAACATCCTTATCGGGCCGATTAGCCAGGCCGGAGTCGGTTTCAGCCTGACTAATTTCCGAACGACGGGCGAACAAAGCACACACCCGTTGTGGGGAACAAGCGACGGAACCAGTGTCTGGGACGCAAACGATACCGAAGGAACCGAAACTTTCGTTGAGGGCAACGCTTCTCATGTCTTTGCGGCTGGCACTGCGACCACTCAAATGGCAGCCGGCACGATGCAGGACACAAAAGCCGCATGGAGCACGAACCAATGGGCAGGATACAGCATTCATAACCCGGATGCCCTAGCGCCCATGTGCTATGGCAGCCGGATCAGGGGAAATGATGCCACGCAGATATTTTATGATCCGGTGCAAACGCAGAACAATAAACTTGTTTTTGCGCCAGGAAACCGTTACGAAATCCGCAAAGTGCTGATCGTCATGGACGGATGCGGCTGGGGCCGCACCGATCAACAGGATGTTCTCAAAAGCGAAGTTGTCCTCCACGAAACAGGCCAACCAGGCTACCCGCATCCTGTTAGTGAACCGTGTTATTCATGGAACAACTTTCATCAAGACTCCCCACAGGAGGAACTCGGCTTTAACACGGGTTATTCCACAATACGACAAGGACGAGATTACTTCAACCTCGGCAACGCCTTCCCCAAAGATTCCACCCCAGAACAAGTGAAAAATACGTACGACGCAACTCGCAATGGCGAGCAATACACTGGCACTTTCTCTTACCCGCACCCTTTGACCCTTGGCGGCGGTGGTGGACCTTCTCCCACGCCGATCTCGACCGGCACGCCTCAACCTTCGGCGTCACCGACCGCCACCCCTTATGTCACGCCAACACCCAACCCTGCGCCAACAGAAACGCCAGCTCCGGCATCAACGCCGACTCCTGCTCCAACTGCTGTTGCAACGCCAACCCCCACGGCCACCCCTACAGCTACTCCTGTCCCCACTGCGTCGGCCGCACCTTCCCCCATCACCCTCATCCTCCACCCAGGCGACCTCCTCAACATCTTCGTCCCACCAACCCCAACAGAAAGAAAGTAAACCCATGCTCACTAACCCCGTATTCATACTCGCCATCATCGCCCTCATCCTCGCAATCGTCAGCTACTACCCCGGCGCCCCCACCCTCGGCGTAGCCGTCATCCTCGTCGCCATCTGTATCCTCCTCAGCGCTGCCAAACCATTCCCTCACTAAACCGGATCGAGCTTCATCACAGGATGCCGTTTCCCGCAACGTCGCACTATTGATTTGCCACTTCTGAGCGTCAGCTAATACCAAAGTCGCGGCACTGCATTCAAAACGCGATTTAAGGCCATTTACGGCGTTTTCTCAGCGATTTTCCTCCGAAGCTTACTCAACGCGATGTTTTGGATCTGCCTTATACGTTCCCGTGAAAGCTCCATTTTCTTCCCAACTTCCTGAAGCGTTCTTGGCTTCCCATTTGGGTCCAAACCAAAACGCTGAAAAATTATGTACATTTCACGCTCATCCAAAACACTCAGCAAGCCACTATCGTTTCGGAACGCTTTTACCCACTGATTCTCAGATTCCATTTTTATTTCGCAGTCGGAAAGCCGGATATGTTGGGAAAGTCGAGGCAACTCATACGCCGGCGGTCACGTGAAGGATGGTCAGCCTGTGCACGGGATGGTGAATGGTCGACTTCACATTAGTGCTCTTGTATGATGTTGTTGCTAAAGCGTTGAACAAGTAAGCGTTACGCTTGCATGTAAAGCACTCTACCTTATCGACATAGTTAAGCTTTCCAGGATGCCCGTAGAAACGCTTTGATTGGCGGGCTGCTGTGTTGACCATGCCCGTAGAGCAACGTTGAAAGTGTAAAGAAATACTACGTTTGGGTCCTCTGTATTCATAACACAGGGTAGGTCCGAACCCGCCTCTCCTGACCACGTTTGGCTTTTTTCGGTGCCATTCGCTTGATTCCCTTTACTCCTTCGCAACCAAGCTCGATTGCGTGTTCCCGGCAAAGATCGCCAAATTCTTTGTGCCAGTGGGTCGCCTTTGCATGGCAATGGTACTTCGTATAACCCGTGCCCCATCGCATCAGTGCTGTGCAGCGTTTAAATTGCATCCTGTCCGGTTCTGTTGAGTTTGTTACGGAGTTCGATGACATGATCGTGGGCGAGTTGTTGAGCTTTAGCGCGATCTTCATCAGACAAGGGGCTAGGAAGGTCCTTGGTAGGGGCTAGGTCCTTGTTAGGGGCTTGGTAGGGGCTAGCAAGGGGCTGCCTATCCTTATCCTTATCCTTAGGGCCTTTAAAGGCCCTAGGAAGGGGCTTAAAAGAATTTTTGGAGATTCTTTTAACCCCTTCCTTTGGAGTAACGCGGACTGGTGAGTCTAGGTTATTGATTTCAAGACGTTTAAGAACGCCGAGATGAGCCGTGTTTAGCGGATTAAGTTCGAGGCCGTATTGAAAGCGGATGAAGTTTTTGACCCAAAGTTTGCCATCGTCTGTTTGAATGATGCGATTGACGAAAACTTGCAAGATTTCGTCAAATTCGAGGTGTTCGCCGATTTGGGCGACGGCGAGTCGGATGTTAGGTTCCCAGAAGCCGGCGCAATCGCACTGGTCACAAATATAGAACCAGAAAGCCTTGTATTTGACTGGGAGATCCATGAACCAGGGATCCACCCATTTGGTGGTTTCTGTAAAGCGCTTCACCCTTTATTGTCCTTCAGTCATTCGCATTCCTCTGGATAAAGGATGATGTGATTTCTGCGATCGTCGCCTGGCGGGAAACTAGCTAAGTGAGCCGGCAAAGGATCGTTCATTGCAACCCACGCCCCGTTATCAGCGAAGCGGCAGCGCATTACCACGCCGCTTTTTCCGATTAGCGGATGCCCGATGTTTGTAACTGTTACTGATTGCCCGCGTCGAAATGTTTTCAATTAGACCTCTTCCGGCAATACGATCGCTGGATTTGATGGCGGGGGTGGTGGTTGTGGTTCGGGTTCAGGCGATTCGGTTGTTGTGGTTGACATTATGTTCCTCCTTTCAGTGCTTTTGCTTTCAGTCAACGATCATGCTTTCTTTTGCCCAGAGGGCGATGAGTTTGGACCGCGCGGCTTTGTTGGGGAAGATGGCTGAGAGGACGTACCAGTTTTCATCCCGGTAATAGGCCGGTTGATAGCCATGGCGCTCACAAAGTTTGTAGAAGCGACGCGCGGTTTCGCGGGAACCGAAGCGCAGGGTCAGCGTGCGGATACTACTACGCTCTTCGAGCTTCGAAGTATTCATTGGCTTGCACTGCGTAGCCTTGGCGGAGCAGTGTGTTTGCGCACATAACTCGCGCAATCGTTGCAGAGTTCTACTGCGTAGATGAATCCCTTGCTATGCCGGAGTTCCGTGACGCGGGTAGCTTTGTTCTTGCAGCGCACGGCGCCGCTTTTGTCTGGCATTTGGCAGCGTGGCTGCGACGCAAGGATGAATTTTTCGAGGCGTTTGGTCATGGCGTTTTTAGCGTACCTCCTCGTCGACTTCTTGAATTGGCCATGCTTCGGGATGCTTTCGAGCATGATCGCGACAGAGCGAGGCATAGCCACCGCCACTTGCAGGATAAACGTGAGTAGTGGGTTGCCCGCACTCAGTGCGACTGCCGTCAATCCAGACCTCGCACGTTGACTTGATTGGTTTACTTTTCCAAACGGCCTTAGTCATGGCGTTACAAATAAATCACAGCCCATATTGCGGAGCTGTGCTTTTACCTTGTTGATGCGGGTTCGCAGGGTGCGCATGTATTCAAAGTCCTGCTCCGCAACGTCGAGCTGTTCATGGGTTTGGAGAAGTGCGCTCAGCGTTTGAACACGCTCGATGTGGCGCACTACCCGGGCCTCATGTTCGCGTGGAAATGTTTGTGGACGCCCTTTCATTTGGATAAGATCCATAAGAGCACCGAGACGGTGAGAAGCGCGGTGATCACGCAGATAAGCCGGATGGCGCGTTTTTTCTGCATCTCAAGCAGGATCTCCAGCTTGAAATGGTGCAGCCGGTAAAGGTAATCTGTGATCGTCGGAATCATTTGAGTGATTTGACCAATTCCCGCTCCATTTTTGCTACTGCTTTCTGGTGATCGAAAAGCTGCGGAAATTTCTCTTTGAGAGCGGCCAACAGCATCTCCTCGGCAACGTCTTCTGCAGTCGAAAACCTGTTTTCCTCACTCGGCGGTCTGGACCTGGCAATGAGCGCAAGCGAGTGCAGGATATCCCCTGCGATATAGATCTGGTAACGGCGCTCGCTCATTTACAGTAACTCCCTGATTTGAGCGTGAAGATTGAAAGGTATTTCAACCCCTTCGAGCAACTGGGACAATTTCTTGCGTTTTTCCCGCTCGGCGGCGAGCGCGGCCTGAGCAATTTGTAATATATCGTCGGCAATGGATTGTGGAACTTCTAGGCGTAACGCACTCAAGGATCGCCATAGCTGTTGTTCCGGCGTCCACTCCTGCGGTTGGTCAGGGCAAGGTTTCGTCGTGCGCTCTGCATCACCATACGCGAACGCTGCTGCCTCCATGCGCTTGCCTAGCTCCCGCTCGGCGGCGAGTGCGGCGTTGTGGGCGTCAATGAAATGCTGCGCCTGGAATGCGGTATTTGCGCGACCGACAAATATATTGCCTTCCCACACCGAGCAATCTTCTTGCCTCCACTCCTGCGGCTCAGTCTGGTTGACTGTGTGTTTTCGTTCTGCGATAATGTCATAAGTGTCTTTGCATCCTTTCTCGTAAGCGTCATTACGCTCGGCAGCGATAGCGGCGTCGTGCCAGGCTTCCGCCGATTCATTGGCTCCGCACTGCCAGCAATGCCACTCCAAAACCCTGTCGTGAGGCGAACAGCTCGGATGATGCTTTTCCTTGTCCCAGTCCGGCGGTTGGTCCATAGTACTTATCATATTGGTATCAGCCGGGTAAGATCGTGCCACATGCCGCCTTCAAACTGGGCGTCGCGTTCAACCCTTAAGCGGGTGGCACAGCTAGAACATTTGAGAATGCCGTGGTGATTGTCGTGAACTGAAATATCATCACAACACACCGGGCAATTGTAGGTCTGCGTGTTACGACTGTTCGCGTATTCGATCATGCGCTTGATGTGTTTTCGTTGGCCTTCAGTCATACTACTTCGCCTTCGGCTTCGAAGTATGAAATGCCAGGATCAATAACAAGGCAGTTATCACCGTAGCCGAGATCATTGTCGTTAGGTTCATGGCAGAAATGTCGTTGTGTAACATGTTGAGTGCCTTGAGTAGCTCCGCGGTTTGCTGGCTCAAATCAGTCATTTGCAATTATCCAACCGCGCTCAGTAGGCGGACTAATATCTTTATGACCAAGAACATCATTGACGTAAGGAGTTGTGAGCGGCAGGCCGGCAAGCTCGCGCCCGATTAACCAGTAGTCTGCCAGCAATTGCTTCATAATAGCTCGCAACGCCGCACCATGCCGGTGACTCGGTTTAGTGTCCCGCCACTTCGATTCGACCAGTTTGCCTTCCGTGTTTCGCGAGTTTGTAATTTTCTCGGAGACCGCGAGCCGGTTCTTCATGTGGTCGTAGATCGCCCGATAGCCATTCTTGCCCTTCATCAGACTGTCGGCCGACGTCCAGAGCACAGTCCGCAACGTCTGGTTGCCGCCACCAGCCATTCCTTTCGTGTAACGCTCGCTCGATGAACAGTGCAGCCCGGTGTATTTCCAGAGCGCAGACGGTGTATCGGCTTTCTGCAAATCGACATAAACAGCAAGCGCCGCAATCGTTATCTCGCCAATCCCCGGAACTGCCAGCGCAGTTTTCGCCAGAGGATCACGCTTCCCGAGATCACCAATAAGCTTTTTAAGATTGGCATCGATTCGCGCGAGCCGCGCCTCGATTGGTTCAAGCGACTTTTCCAGGAACGCTTCTGTCTCTGGATTAACCGTGTCCACTCGGCGCCGGTACGCCAACAGCTGATTGTTGATCTTGTTTTTTAAGCGCATCGTTTGCAGCCGATCGTCAAAAACCGATTTGATTTCATCCATGATCTCCGTGCGCGTCCGTAAGATTCCGTGCCGCAGCATGTGCGCGCGCGGATTGACGACCCGCGTGTTCGGCAGTAAATAAATCCCGCCACTCGTTTTTGGCCTGACGCGATCGGTGTCATTAAGTGATTGGTTTAAAGCCAGCGGGGTTTGTGTTAACGCACAGACCCCGTTCTGGTTCTCCGTTATCTTTTGTTTTAACAGTTTTTTATTCATGGTTTTGTTCGCTTTTTGAGGTTGGGTTCCTTTTCCATTTTGGCTCGCTTGCGCCAGGTGGGTTTCTTGGCATTGGTGGCTCGCTTATTGTGCTTGGATTTCTTTCGGGTGCTGACTTGCTTTGGGTCACTGGGTTTCTTTGCGTTGTTGGCTCGCTTGACGCGCGTGGATCTCTTATCCTTATTGGCTCGCTTTGCTGCCGTGGGTTTTTTTCTTATTCTGACTCACTTATTTCATAAAGGCTTTCCGGGCATCTTTTCCACAAAGCCAATGCGCGATGCTTCGATAAACAAGGTGCCTACTGCTGCCTGAAACATCTCACTTGTTTGCGCGATCTGCGGCACCTTGGGCGCAATTACCTTGTCGACAGCCGCCACACACAAGAGATACAAATTGCTGGCCTTCATCAGATGCTTCCGGACTTGTGTTACACCATCCGGTACATCCTTCGTAGAAGCACTTCGGAGTATGGACACTTCGGTAACTCCCTCTGCCTTTTCAGAAGGGGATTTCGTCGTCGTTGTCATCCTCGATCACCTTTGCTGCTACGGGTTTGACTGCCGGTTTAGCTGCCTTATCAGACCTAACCCGGATCGCTTCCACCATTTCCCCCTGAAACTCCACTTCAGCCCGGTAAAGATTGATCTTGTGGCCGATCCAATCGTCGAAATCCTCAGACCCAATCGCCCTGGCAATCGTTCTGGCATTCGTCTTGTTGCATACCAGGGCCTTGTTAAACTCCTCGAAGTAGATCACCGGCTTGGTTTCCCGGTCCCGGCCGATCTCCTCCAGCGCGATCTTTTCGATCGTCACCGATTGCGACCCTTCATCCGGCAGATCACCGGCTTTAAGATATTTGCTCGGAAATGCGTCATTGATGTTCATACCTCCTCCTTATCGTAACGTGGCGCCTCCCACTTCTCGTCTTTACCTGCCTCATCAAAGCGTTCCCCTACCCCGGAGCGACTCAGGGTAGGGGCACTATCGCTCTCTGCCTTTGCAGTTTGGGCCTCGGCAACGCTAATTGCGTGGGCCTCGCTGTCCGGCGAGATTCTTCTCCGCTTGCGCGGCCGCGCCAGCAATCCCGCTTCACTCAGGATGTAGTCCAGTTGCGCGAAAGCGGTCATTTCTGCGACATCCAATTGGGCGATACCACAGGCCAGGATCTTCCATCGCTCGGTGATTTTGCGCTTGAGCTCCTTATCGACTGTTGTTTTCATCGGTTCGTTTGGGCGCCCAGCGTTTGCGCGCCATCTCACTGGCGTCCTTCTTCGTGAGCCGGCGCCGGCTTTTCCTGCCACCTTTGGCGCCCATCTTTGCGAAATACGTGCCTACCGGCTGAAGCGTTCGCCGCGATTGAAATGCTTCAATGTCCGCAACGCGCACACGGCGGCCCTTTTGCCCCAGAACAACCAGGGGGAGATTTTCCCGCACCCATTTGCGCGAGGTTTTCAACAGGTTCGCCGCGTTGCTGGTTGTCATCAGTTCCAGCCCGTCCACCCGCCGCACCTTCTCCGCGAGGCAAAGGATCTCCCTTTCCAGTTGTTTCATCGCGGCGCTCATCGCATGCCCTCTTTTATGATTAAATCTTCAACCAACCGCCCAAATGATTGTCTGCGCTTGCTTGCAATTTCAAAACCGAGCTGTTTCAGCTTATTGGCCAAAAGTATCGTTGTTTTTCTTGGCCGGTCTTTCCTTGGTGGTCGTCCGCCTCTTCTTCTTTTCGCTCCTGGTTGCATCGACAAATCCTCTTTACTGAGTGCCGTAGTTCATACGACTGTTAGTAGTGCGACACACCACTAATCAAGTAAAGAAATATTTGCCATTTTCAGCAAACGGTCGTAGAAAACTGGAAACTTTTATGCACGAACCCCGTATAATATATGGATGAAATGCACTTCTCCCGCCGGCTGAATCTATGCCAAAACGCCGTAAACACGCTCGCAAGCGTGTGCTCAAAACAAAGCTGACTATTACAGTCAGCCCCGAGACACGGGTGAAAGCAGAGGTCTTGGCGAAAGATCAATGCCGCAGCATCTCTTCAGTTCTTTCTTGAATGCCGTTTGCTGGCTGCGGCCACGATCTGGCGCTTGGCCAGGAATTCGACCAGCGAATTGCGCGGGACCCGGACGCAGCTGCGGCTGCTGGCTTTGCCGCGCAAATCAAACGCCGCCAGCTCGCCTTGCTCGATCAGGTTGCTCAGATGTAACTTTGAAACATGGAACATTTGCGCGAGCTGCCAGACCGGAAACGATTCGCCGGCCGGTAAATGTTCCGTCACGGACTGGACATTTACTGCTGGTTTGGGCGATGGTCAACTTTATTGCTCTTCCACCCTAGCGATGCATTCGTCGCCAACACCGTCACCTCTCTCCTCCATTCAATATTATCTTCATCGAAAATGGAGAAAAAACACTCCTGTACTATCGCAAGACACATGTGCGGAGGTAGCTTGGCTCGACGACATTCACGGGCAAGGGCAAATATCGCGTCAAACGCTTCGCCCGTCGCTTTCTTTACTTTTGGCGTCATCTTCATTTAGCTCTCCCTAGCCTTGACGGAGGAGAGTTCTCGCCGCAGCACCTGGCGAATCAGCTTCGAGCGATCGGTGTCGCGCGCTGCGACCTCGCGGTCCAGCGCGCGCAGAAGCGGACGCGGCAGCCATATCGCCACAAGCGTATCAGTGAGGCGTTCTTTCTTTTTACCTGTTTTTTTCATTTGTTTATTTGCTATATTAGATTATATACGGTGTCTATGCAAAAAGTTTGGAAATTGCTAACTCGGATTGATCCACTGGGAATTAACCGACCGATTCAGCAACCCCAGAAGGTTTCGGGGTTCTGGGTCGTTGAGACGCCTCCCAAATTCAAATTAATGTCATGCCCTGATTGCGAAAAAGAAGTTTCAACAAACGCCATGAGCTGCCCAAACTGCGGCCGGAAACTAAAACAAAGCGCCGTAAGCATAGCGGCAGGAATCTTTCTTATCGTGTTTATGGCGGTGCTGCTTTGGACCATTCTCAATCATCTTTGAAATTGCCGGACTTTGCGCTAAATGATGAAAACCTTTTTTACCACACTGGCGGGGATTCTCGTTGCCGCGGCAATCATCTTGACCGGCCTCTACGCGAAGCTCCGCATTGACCAGTGGGAAATGGCAAAAGGAATGTCCTGCGCGCTAATCCACAGCGAAAATGCAGCATCCGAACTTGTCACCAAAGGAAATCAGGAACGGATGCGCATGGACGCATTATACGCACAGAACCAGGCTGACATTTTGCGCATGGTCAGCCAAAATTCGGCCAATATTACCGCGTTACATGAATCCGAGGATCGGATCGTGGAACTGGACCGGCGTTTATTGTGGTTGCTGGAAAACAAGCCTTTTGGCCTTCCACTTACCGCACAGGAACGAGGCGATTTAGACGCGATCAAGACTGAATTGGCAAAGAATCAATGAAAACACTGCACAAATCTCTGTCTGATCGTCTTTACGAACGCACTGGGATGCCGTTGCTTGGCTGGATCAGTGGGACGATTGCCGCGATCGGCTTTGTTACGGCTTTGATCCTCGCACTGTGGAAGTAATTTTATGGCACTGATGATGGGCAAACTGCACGACGCGCTGGTTTCAGCCGGTGCGGATGAGACCAGCGCGCGTGAAGCAGCGGAAGAAGTAGCGGCATACGAAAACCGTCTTGCACATGTCGAGAGCGATTTGATGCTCCTGAAGTGGATGGCCGGTTTTAATCTCGCCATGACTGTCGCAATTCTGCTGCGCCTGTTTCTTCACGGATGAACCCGGCATCAATCACCCGAGATCGGCAATGATTTTGACGAGGTTATACCCGCCGTTGGGAAAAGTCAGTTTGCTGCTATCGGGATAAACGACTTCCCATTCCTGTTTGAAATTGCCGATACTGGCGACATCCCCGGCCACCGGAGCGTAGCTGAATGTACCGTCACCAGCTATGACTGCCGCTTGTTTGATTGCTGGAATTGTTGTGTCGTCGCCTTTCATCAGGAATGAAACGGTGCAACCGGCGAAGTTCGCAGGCGGCACTGCCATTCCGTTGATTAGCGGGGTGTCGCGGAACGTGATTTTGGTATCGTGTTGTTTAACGGTCACTGAGTTCATATGGTTTTATCTATTCGCAGGTTTGTGTCTGTGGCAGTTACGTTAAGAGTGGTGGAAGTCTGAGTCACCGCGAGGACTGACGCTGCCAGAGTCACTGTCAGACGGGTGTCAGCAACCGTAACGCTTAGACGGGAGTCTGTCGGCGTATCGGCGTAAACTCTGAACGGAAGTCCCCGGAACAGAAAGCCGACAAAGGAGAGAACTGCCCCGAGCCCTTTGCGGATTGTTCTGCGTAGCGCGGTGGAAAAGCTGAGCATCGCTGAGAGGGATTTGCCGATCTGCCGCTTGAGCGCCCCCGTGGCGTTCAGCGTGGCAGTCAATGCGCGGGCGAACATTCTCGAGCTGGTCAGATTGCCGGCGAACGACAGCGTGGCTGTGAAACTGCGGGTAAAGAAGTGAACCGCGGCCGTAGTCAGGGTCCCGGCAAAACTGAGCGTGGCGGTGAACGCTTTGATGAATGATTTGGATACCGACAGGTTGCCGGCAAAGCTGAGAGTCGCAGTGAACGCTCTGGGGATCTTCCGGCCAAGGGCACCGGCAAAGGAGAGAGTCGCGGTCAATCCTTTCGGGATGTTCTTTGCCAGTGCGGCCAGGAAGGAGAGTGTGGCTGCGAGTGCCTTCCCGATTCTGCGGGTGACTGCGCCGGTGAAAGAAAGAGTGGCTGTGAAGGCACGGGTGAAAAGTTTCAGAACGGCGATGGAACCAACGAAAGAAAGCGTGGCTGTGAAGGCTTTCAGAAATGCCTTCGATACGGTCAGCAAACCTGTGAAGGAGAGCGTAGCTGCGAGCGACCTGGCTATTCTGCGGCTAAGCGTTGCTGCCGGCGTGCCGGTATAAGTTATTCCTGCGCCACCGTTGTAGAGTGCGGTTATTTCACCGGCAGTCAGTTTCCGTTTCCACAGGCCAACTTCGTCGATGACAGCATCCGCGTAATCCGGCTCTATCGAACGTTCTCGCGCACCGATGCGAAATTCTGGGGCGCTTACATCCGTGCCGGTTGCTCCAGTGGCTGAATCGTAAGTCGTGATATCGTTTATCCGAATATGCAACTGGCCATTACTGGAATCGTACCACGCAACCAGGAAATACCACAGAGTAGCCGCGGGCGCGGCTGTCGAGGCAATGTAAGTTGATCCTCCCTGGATATAAAACCTGAATCCGCCACCAAGCAAATAGTCCAGGGTATAATCGCGTGAATTGGCGGCATTGCTGTCTTTTGTCACAAGAGAAGCATTGGCGCTGATGCTACTTGCGAGTTTGACCCATGCTGAAATGGTGAAATCGGTGTTACCCGCCATCTGCAATGAAGCGTTGCTGGCGCAGCTTAGATATTGGCTGCTGGCTGCTACAAACGACGCCGCATTACCGATGATTCCTGTGGCGCTTCCGACGGTGTTGTTGTCTGTCAGATTGTTGGTCCCTGCGCTATCAACCCGCGTGCCGCTGGCTTCATCGAGCTTCCAATAACTGATCAAATTGCTGGTAGGATAGCCGCCGGCACTTGGATTTAAGATTGCGCTGAAACTCCTGAAAAAACTCCGCGCGGAGGCCAGGTTGCCTACAAATGAGAGCGTGGCTGTCAGGCTTTGCGTAAACAGAGTGCCGCCACCATGAATGAGGTTTGTGGCGATGTTGCCAACGAAACTGAGCGCGGCGGCCAGACCTTTGCCTAGGTTTCTGGTAAGTGCCGCGACCGGACTACATGTGGCTGTGAGGCCGGGATGCTTGATGAATTTCGTCAATGCGGCTGCCGGGCTAGATGTGGCGGTCAAACCCTGGGTGAATACGGTCGGCGCCTTTAACTCGATTGTAACCGTTTGCCAGCGGCCGGTTGTCGTGACAGTAAGCGTCTGTGCGCTGAATGAAGTCACTCCCGCGCCCGTGTCCAAACCGTTGCAAAGCGTCTGGCTAGTGCGATTGCCCAAGTTAGGCGCTGTGCCGGTTGGCGTTCCGTTCATTCCGGCAGTCATGCTTGCCCCTGCTCCGAACCCGATTACCCAACTCGATCCCGATGTGTTTAGCAGAGTTACAGCCGAGTATATTAAAGACGTATTAGTGTTAGTACCAATCGTCGGAGTGGTCCCGAACCCCGACGCGCCACGATAAACCATGCAGACGATCTGCGTGGCATTAGTAGAAACTCCGCTCGATGTTTCGCCGCCAGCAGCAATTTTATAGTACAAACGAGCAGCAGAATTTGCGCTTACTGCACTGACCAGATTAGTGAATCCCGCTGGCAACGTGCAAGCGGTTGCGCTTGAACCGTTAAAAGCAAAGACGACGATGTAGTCGCCAGCAGTAGCTGCTGTTATCGCAACGCTTGTCGCAGCCGCGCTAACATTTTGAGTGCGCGAGATTGCCATCCTGCTTCGCTGAAGCTATGCAGGACAAGCATCAGCCCCCTGAAGCGATGGTCAAGGTCCAGGTAAACTGGATGCTGTCGCCAGAGCTAACCCCCACCGATGTGAATACGCGATGATCGAACATGATGGGCCTGATCACGTAGGTATCAGCATTGACTGGCGCTGTGCCCGCGGTGCCATCAGCAGTCTTATACCATGCCGGCACCGTAATAACGGAGGTCGTGTTAGCCGTGACCAGGCCCCATGAGACACGGGTGGCGTTCGTGTTTTCAAAGATCGAATCTATCTGGCCGACTACGGTTGAACTTGACGCAGTAAGCGGCGTGCCGGTGACCGTGCCACTTGTGGCGCTGCCGGCTGTGAATGGCGATCCTGTCGCATCACTCAACGCCGTGACCGCAGGAAGCGTGAAATCATAATAAAAAATGCCCCATTCGGTGACTGACTCGGAGCCGGTGTAAGCGATGGTGGCGACGCTCTGATACTTTTGCAGGTTCGCCGCGCTGACCAGAACTTGAGTGCCTGCGACCGGGGTTTGACCGCCGAACCCTGATGGGGTTTGCAGCTTGATGTCAGTCGCCGCGGCGGCGGTCGCGCCTGTGCCGCTGGCATGATATTTCATCGAGCGAAAGAGATTATGCGGAGCATTGGTTACGCTCTGAACAAAGTCGTTAGCCAGGACAAGCGAGCCGACATTCGTGGTGAGACCTGACCCGAGATCCCGATAGCCGAGGAGGCGCATTCTTGCGTCGAAATGTTTGAATTCCAGTTTGGTGCGCCAGTGCAAACCGCCGGGGAAACAGGTTGCTTCGCCATGGCGTTCAAATGCAACGCCGAGCCGGCCGAGCCCTGGGATTTTTATGATCCGATTTTTCATCGTTTTTTTGCCTTAATCAATTTGACGCCCAGCTCGCCTTTGAACCGGGTGGTGCCTTGAAAGATTGAACCGGCACTTAGCTTGCGAACGTATAAGCGCATTGCATCGAGTAACGATGCAAATGTGCCTTTCACGGGCGCAAAGATAACTTCAGAAATCGCGTCGCGACTACCGATTTTGCTTGGCGCAAGAAATTTTCTGTAATGGAAGCAATAGAGAAAACGGGTGATTTGCTTTTTTCGGAAATCGGCACGCATCCTTGCTTTATGCCGTTCCAGAAGGGTCACACGATTACCGCGCACCTGACCAGGCCACGGAAAAAGAGCTGCCAGCTCAAGCCGAGAAGTGACAGCAGGCTGGATGGCCTGAATGATGAACAGCAGATCAAGCTAAATGAATGGATGCTCTCCAACAAGCTGGGTTATTCCGATGTAAAACAGCTCATTCAAAATGAGTTCAACCTTGAGGTCAGCATAGACAATCTTTCGAGGTATTACCGAAAGCATGTCGCGCCATTTCTGATTGAGCGCAGACGACGAAACATGGAGATAGCGGCCGCGCAAAACCAGGACATCAAAGAACACCCCGCCAATTTCGCAACGGCAATGATCGATGCATTGCACCAGAGGACGTTGAACGCCGCCAACGATCGCAAGGTGCCGGTAAAAGAGTTGAAGGCATATCACGACATGATCAGGGATTGGAAGAAGCATAACCTTGAGGAAGGCAAACTCAACGTGAAGCTGCGCCAGATCGCGATGCTGGAGAAAAGGGAGAGGGAAGCAAGAGCAGCAATGCACGATTCCAAGCTGACCGCTGCGCAACAAGCTGAACGACTCCGGGAAATCTTCAAAACGTGACACTGCTACGCCAAGGCTTCGCAGTGCGTTGCCCTCCAGCAAGGCTTGCCCTCCGAAGCTTTAGCGAAGGAGGGAGCGGAGTAGTATGAGTTATCGATTTTCGCCCAGAGGGCCCAGGAAGAAAAAGGCTCCTGGCCCGACGGTATCGCCTCTTGATCTGCTGCTTCCTTACCAGGCGAAATGGATCAGTGATCCTGCCCGGTTCAAGATCGGCGTGCAAGCGCGGCAGACCGGCAAAAGTTTCCAGACAGCGTGTGAAGCGACCTCGAATTCGTTCACTGAAGCTGGTGCCAAATGGCTTTGTTTGAGTTCTGGTGAACGCCAGGCGATCGAGTGGATCGATAAATGCAAGGAATGGGCTTATGCCTACAAGCTTGCGATCGACACTTACGCCGAGGATCGCAAGTTCGGTGAAGCACTTCTAAGAGTCGCCGAAATCCGTTTCGCAAATGGCTCGCGGATCACGGCGATTCCAGCCAATCCTTTTACTGCGCGTGGCTATTCGGCAAACGTCATCCTCGATGAGTTCGCATACCACGATGATCCCGACGCCGTCTGGGCTGCGATGTTTCCAGCTATAACGAACCCGCTCGCCGGCACGTTTTTGGAGCGGGTTGATGCAAAATTTAAGGGGGAAGATTTCGACGCGATACGCCGCCAACTGAAATTCCGCGTAGTCTCAACATTTAACGGGCGAGACAACAAGTTTTTTGAAGTTTGGGAAAAACAAAAGGAAATCGGTTTCGTTGGATATCGGGTTACGATCGATGACGCCATCAAGGATGGTCTACCGCTAAACGCCGAGGAGTTGCGCCTGGCACTCGATGATCCTGACATCTGGGCGCAGGAATACGAGTGCGAGCCGACTGACACCAGCAACGTCCTTCTTCCATACGATCTGATCGCGCTCGCGGAAAGCGCGGACGCGACTGAAATGATCGAGCATGAATTTTTCGACAGTCGCCGTGAACTCTTTTGCGGAATCGATTTCGGCCGCTCGAATGATCCCACGGTTTGCTGGACGCTTGAATTGATCGGCGACATTCTCTGGACCCGCGAAGTGCTTGTCCTAGCGAAGATGGACACGCCGGACCAGAACAGAATCATCTCCTCGCGCATTAAAGGGAGTCGCCGGACTGCCCTTGATTATACCGGGCCTGGAATCGGGTTTGGCGATTACGCGGTGAAAGAGGCTGGCATCGGGGAATGGAAACCGGAGGAGCACAGGTTCGGCAAAGTGGAGCTGTTCACTTTCACTCCCCGGAGTAAGCGGCTTCTTTTCCCGACGTTACGCCGCAAATTCGAAAGTCCGACCCGCATTCGAATTCCGCTGTCGCCCGCGGTGCGGGAAGACTTGCACGCCATGCAACAGGTCATCAAGGCTGGCGAATACACTTACTGGGCGCCACGGACACGCGAAGGCCACAGCGACCGTTGCACAGCGCTGGCGCTCGCTATCCGGGCGGCTGGCGAAAGTTTGGCCGGCGCGATTCGTGATCCGAAGGTGATTCATTTCGGGCGGCCAGCGACGTCGCGTTTTCCGGCATTTGAACCAAGGCGATTGGTATCGTGAAGATATCAGAAGAGTCGCAAGAATTGTTCGCTTCATTAAGTAAGCGCGATCGAACTGTTTTTGAAGCGCGATCAGACGGCAAGACTTTCAAACAAATCGGATCTGAAATCGGACTCACGGCAGCTGCCGCGCGTATGATTTTTGAAAAGTCTGTTAGGACTCTAAAAACGCACAAGAAATATCTGGCAGCAACGGAGGGAATTTTTCCTGTAGTTAGTGAATCACGCACTGCGGGAAAAGAAATCGTTGCGAAGCGCAGAACGGTCAAGGTCCGCAAAAACGGGCATAAACCGATTGACGCGGCTTCCACGATGAAACTTCCCGCTGGACTGATCAGCCGGCGGATATTGCCCAATCAGCCGACGATGCGCTGGCAGTATCCGAGCATCGCGGTGATGACTCCCGCGTACGTGGAGACAATCCTTCGCGGTGCGCTTGCCGGTAATCTTTTCCAGCAATGGGAATTGATGGACATGATGCTGGATACCTGGCCAGAACTGGCGGCGTGTAAACAGGAACTGCTTTACGGGATCACCCGGCGCGAATTGGTGTACGACCCTTACTCTGAAGAGGACGCCGACCCGACGCCCAACGCAATCGAGCGGGAAAAGGTCGTCACTGAGGCTTTGGAGAACATGAATCCGTATGCCCCGGCTGACGAACAGGGAGTTGACGGCACGATTGAAGCACTCATGGACGCATGGTTTCGCGGGATCAGCGTGCTGGAGATCATGTGGGACACGGTAGATACCATCAACCAGGGTACTATCTGGGCGCCGCGAGCGACTACATGGGTGCATCCCGTCAATTACGCTTTCAGTGAATCTGGCGAAATGGGGCTGACCCAGCCCACAGGTTACCAAAGCTATGGCAACCAGTTTACTTCACCCAGTCAGGTCCAGGTGATGCGCTTTCCAGAGAACAAATTCCTGGTGGCGATTCACAAAGCCAAGTCCGGCAGTCCAATGGGTGGTGCGCTTTTGCGGCCACTGGCGTGGTGGTGGTGCGCGGCAAATTTCGCCAGCGATTGGTTACTTAATCTTGCCCAGATTTTCGGGTTGCCATTCCGGTGGGCTTCTTACGCTGCATCTTCACCGGATCAGACCGTGGCGGCCGTGTGCGACATGCTCCAGAACATGGGGTCTGCCGGCTGGGCGGCTTTCCCTGAAGGCACGACACTCGAACTAAAAGAAGCCGGCCATGGCAGTGATCGCACGCCGCAAGGCGATCTGCTCACCCGCGCGGATCAGTATGTGCGGCTCCTTGTTCTTGGACAAACCATGACTGGCGCAACTCTGGCGAGCGGCCGCGGCGGTCAATCCTTTGGAACAGTCGAAGCGCAACTCAAACAGGATCGGCTGGATGCTGCGAGCTTTTTCGTTTCCAACGTTCTCAATCGCCAGCTTATCCCGTACATCCTTAACCTCAATTACGGAGACACGAAGGAAGCGCCAACGTGCCGATTCCTCAAAGAAACTGAAGGGACGTATCAGGATGCGCAGCGCGACCAGATCCTGACAACGATCGGGTTGCCGATCCCGCTCAGCCATTTACGGCACAAGTATGGTATCCCGGAGGCAACGGGCGACGAGCCGGTCAGCCTGCCGCCGCCCAAACCCATAGCGCCTTCAAGTGTCAGTCCCGGTCCAAAGGGAACGAGGCCACTGGGCGAACCATCCAAAGAACCGGCGCCCAATCCAAAGCAGGTCGAAGCGAAGCTTGAAGCACTTTCACTGATCCAGGATGACGAAATCTTCGGCCGCGAACTACGCAAACTCGCGGCTGAACTAGCTAGTCACAGCACAGGAGACAACCAATGAATGAAATGTACGAAGAACTGACGGTGCCAGAGTTGAAGGCTTTGGCAGAGGAATCGGGCATCGAAGTCCCATCCGATGCGCGCAAGGCCGACATCATCAAAGCCCTGGAAGCGGGATCGAGAATTGAAGGCAAGAAGGAATCGCCGGGACAGCAGAACATTTACGAGTTCCAGATGACCTCGACGGAAACCGCGACCATTCCTCAGGAGCAATTCGAGAAGATCAAACTGCATAGCTAGGAACCATGAACGAGGAAGACAAACCTATTGAATGTCGCGCCGCGGTGGCGATTGAAGCGGCGGCCGCAAACGAGCTCACGTTTCTACCCGCGGGCTTACACGAGATTCGCCCTGTTTCGGGCGGCATCGGCAAAGCGATCAAGGTGCTTGTGGATGCCAGGACAGCGGCAGAAATCGAACGCCAGCGGCAAGAGATCCAGGCGCGAACCGGGAAACGTCCCTACTTCGATTTCAACCACGAAGACGGCGCGGCGAGTTTTTGGCCTGCATCTTTCATCTGGGGCGCCTCAGGTGTTGTAGCCAAAGGCGAATGGTCTGCCAGCGGCAAGAAAGCTATCGAAGGAAAAGACTTCCGTGCCTTCAGCCCAGTGTTCCACGTGGATAACAAACGCGCCGACCCCGCCAAAGTTGTCTGTTGCGTAGATGCCGGGCCGAACATGGGCGGCCTGGTCAACGACCCCGCTTTTTCAAATTTGTCCGTGTGGGCAAAAAACGACGGATCACCCGTCAAGCCGCTGGAGCGTCCAGCGAACAACGACAAGCAGAAAGAAGAAACAATGACAGCAGAAGAACTCGCTGCGCTCCGGGCGAAACATCAGGAGCTAGAAACGAAGGTGGAACAGCTCACCGCCATCGTTGCACAAAACACTGAGGATGAGCCAGCGAAGATGAGATTAACTACCGCCGAGGCGGAAGCCAAAGCAGCGGCACTGGAAATCGAAACAGCCGAGTTAAAAGCCAAAGGCGTGCAACTGGCTGAAACAATCCAGAAACGCAATCGGGCCGATGCGGAAGCGTTCGTAAGAGAGGCCGTCCTTGATGGTCGAATCGCGGCAAAGGACCTGGTATCGCAGGAAAGATGGCGAATACAGATCGCTGCTGATCCTGTCACTTTCGGGCAGCTACTTAGGAGTGTGCCGTCGATGAAGCCGGCTGGACGCCTTACGTTTCCCAGCGTGCCCGGCTTTTCTCCTGTTTCGGTCGTGAACGAAGATCCCCTGGCGGTCTATGCCAAGATGCACAGGGTCGTCACGGCGCAGGCGCGAGCTGGATCGCGGGAAGAGAAGATGCGACTTGGCTCTGAGTTCTCGGCACTCTATGCCGGGAGTTTCGCCCAGACCGATAAGAATCGTGAGCAACGGGTTCGCCTGATCGGGACGCAACTCTCAATCATCGAAGATGCGATTAAAGCTGCGGATGTTACCGATGCAAACTTAGGGACCATCGCTGGCACGCTGGTCACTCAGCGCACACTGGAGCTCTTAAAGTTCAAGTTCCCGGCATTGGTCAGGTTCACCACCGACTTCTCGGATCAACCCGCGACATTCAATCAGACGGTGATGACCAGAATCGTCGGCATCCCGCCGGTGCAAACCTACAGCACGGCCACTGGCTGGGCTGATTCCACGGCAACGACAACCGATGTGCCTGTTGTGATCAATAACCACAAAGGCGTGCCCATCACGTTTGGCGAAAACCTGCTGGCCTCCACGATGCGGAGACTCTTCGATGAGTTCGCCGAAGCGATGGCATACGCACTGGCCAAGAACCTGGTCGATGCGTTGTACGTCAATTTGACGGATGCGAACTTCACCAACAACACGGTCTCTACCTCGGCGAACTTCCTTCGCACGACGGTAGTTGATATTGGCACTGCGCTTGAATTGCGCGGTGTTCCGCTTGGTCTCGGTGTTCGCACGATGTTGCTGTGGCCGAATGCGTTTGCGAGCTTGAAGAAAGATCCGACCCTCACCACACTGGCAAGCTATCAGCCATTCGCGACTCCGATCATCACTGAAGGCACTCAACCCGAAGCGACGCTGAATATCACCGTTGATTCGTTCCAGGTATATTCTGCGCCTAACATGCCGTCCAACAACGCGAACCTGGTCGGGTTCGCCGGCAGCAAGAGTGCCCTGTGCATCGTGACCCGGACCCCGAATGATTACACCTCGATTCTGCCAGGTGCTTCCTTCGGCAACGTCCAGATGGTCACTGACCCGGATATCGGGATCACTGTGATGCAGGTGCAATACGTCAACCATGTGCTTGGTACTGCCACCTCGCGCATTGCGCTGATGTATGGCACTGCACCCGGTCAGACCAATGCCGGACAGTTGATCAAAGCCGCAGCGGGCAGCGGTTCGAGTCGGTAAAAGTTCTCAAACACGGTTAGGAGGTGAATGAGTATGGCCGACAAACCTGATGATCCAAAACCGCCGCCGCCACCGCCGGGGTAAAGTTTGTTCACTCTCACGCGCTTCTTTTCGACTTCACTGCTTGCCACAAACTGGAGAGAGGCGCGTGCAGTGAGCCTGCTTCGCCGAGGCTTCGCAGGCCAAGGCTACGCAGTATGAAAGACAGTAATATGAAATCCTTCGAAGCTTTAGCGTAGTAGGATGAAGATCGACACAATCAACGGCTGGTATCGCGGGCTGGGTGACATTGTTTGTTTCGCATGGCTGGGTGAAGGACTGATCCAGGCCGGCGAACAGGTTGAATTTTTTGCCACAGATTGGCGAGCGGAAGTTTTGCGGATGTTTCAGATGCCCGTAACCAGTGACAAGACAGACGCGGCCTTGACATGGGAAGGCTACGAGACAGCCGTCAAGACCCGCTCGCCACTCAATTATCTCGAGTGGATCGCGCATCATCTCGGAGTAAAAGCCGAACCGAAACGGCCGCGCCTGGACATGACCCCGATGGATCGGGAAATGGGCCGCAGGGACACTGCGGATGTCCTCATCTTTCCGTTCAGTTATTCGCCGGTGCGCACCTGGCCGAAATCCTACTTCGTGGAACTGGGACTGCTTCTTAAAGCTGAAGGATTGAGCGTGAAGTTCGTAACCGAGCAGCGGGATTACGCTTTCTTCATGCCGTTCCATTGCATCGTGGGACAAAGCTGGAACTACATTGCCGCGGCGATCCAATCTGCAAAGCTTGTCATAGGCAATGACAGTGGCCCGGCGCATCTCGCAGGCACAATCGGCACCCACACGATTGCTGTTCAAGGCGCCACCACGGAAAGGATATACGCTCACATTCCCGAGGTCGTGTCCTACCGCAAGAAAGCGCTAGAGTGCGCCGGGTGCCACTGTCTCCCTGCTACGCCAGAGGCTTCGCAGGGCAAGCCCACCCTTCGAAGCTTTAGCGTAGTAGGGTTTCGGCATACGTGCGATTACGGTTGCTTGGAGCTGTTTCGCACGTTCCCGGAGGAAGTCGCGGAGTTCGCCTTGGCGACTCTTAACGCTCAACAGGAGAAAGCGGCATGACGCCTTACTACCGGGACTCAGCCGTGACGATCTATCATGGTGCGATGGAGGACATTTTGCCGGAAATCGAGAAAGCCGAGCTCGTAATTACGGACCCGCCCTACGGCATGGCATTCAGGTCTAACTACCGAACGATTAGGTATGACCCGATCGCGGGCGACGATACCATGCCTGGGCGCTCTATCCGGCTGGCAATCTCAATGGCCCTTCGTGCCGCCTACATTTTCTGCCGGTGGGATACGCTCTGGCAGCTTCCCGAGCCGACAAGCGTGCTGGCGTGGATCAAAAACAACTGGTCGATGGGCGATTTGAAACACGAGCACGGACGCCAGTGGGAGGCCATTGCGTTTTACCCGAAGTCCGCGCACCGATTTATCAAACGAATCCCGGACGTTATCGAAGTGGATCGCACCGGAAACAACCTGCATCCGACTGAGAAACCGGTCTCACTAATGGCCACGCTCATCTCGGCAAATGAAGGTGACATCATTCTCGACCCCTTCATGGGCAGCGGCACAACGTTGCGTGCCGCGAAAGACTTGGGCCGTAAAGCCATCGGCATTGAGATCGAGGAACGCTACTGCGAGATGGCAGCGAAGCGCATGGCGCAGGAGGTACTCGCATTCGCATGATGACCGCGCTCGGCATTGCCATGAACGGACTCGAAGAGGCAGTGGCAAGAATTGCTCGTGATGTCGCGGCGAAGTTCGATGAAGTCACTTACATAGAGATCGGGGTAGGCGAAGGCACAACCTTGACCGGCATCGCGCGGGAACTGCGGATGACGAAAAAAAACTGGCGCGCGATCGGGATCGAATTGCCCAACGGTTATTCATTCAGTCGGGCGCGCACAGAAGAAATTGCGCAGGCAAGAGGGTTGCCGCTCTTCTTCGTGAACCCGAATGGTTCGATCACGCACCCGCAATGGAACGCCGTCACGGTTTACTTTAAGGACAGCCAAAGTTTTTTAACCGAGATGTGGAACGCCCAGGTCCACCTGGCGCTCATTGACGGTTGCCACGGCAAACCGTGCGTCACTCTGGATTTTCTGGCGGTGGAGGCGTTCATGGTCCCAGGCGGCGTGATGTTGTTCCATGATTTCTCTGAAGAACAGAAAGGCGATAAACAACCGCATTGCCCGGATGGCATTGATGTGCGCGGCGCCTGCCAGGATTTAGGTCTCACGAACGGCAAACGAGCGGGCTGGATCCAGAGCGAAACTCTCACCGCAAACCGGCTCCAGGGCGGCTGGGATATGGGCGTCTTCACAAAGGATACTGCTTCGCCATCCTCCTTCGCTAAAGCTACGGAGGACGAAAGGCTTCGCAGTATTCATACTTCGAAGCTCCCGGAGGGAGCGAAGTAGTATGGACGATTATCACCAGCTCATTGCGGATAGAGTAGTTGAAGAGGCTGAACGTCTTGGACGATCGATCGACTACATAGAGGTCGGAGTCTTAACCGGAAACAGCGCAAAAGCAGTATTATCGACGGGGCGCTGCAGACATGCCACGTTGATCGACAACTTTTCAAATCCCATTTACGCGGAATGGGAAAGCTCGCCGGAACTGGTCGAACGCAACCTGGCGCAGTTTAAGGGACTCTTTGAAATCAAGGTTGGCGATTCGGCTTCTGTTCTTCCGACTATAAAAGAGAAATTCGATATCGGATTTGTGGATGGCGAGCACAATGAACCAGCCTGTCTTTCTGACATGGAGAAGATGTTTCCGCTCCTACGGGAAAACGGGATCATGTTCGTGGATGATTTAGAGAATCCAGAGCAACTTCATTACACAGCTCTAAACTTTGCAACAGCGCACCGGCTCAGGATGGTTTACCACCGTGTCCATAACGGTTTGGGTGAACTGTCAATACTT